TTAAGATCGCGGGCAGATTGCGTCCAGCGCCTCTGCTTTCGCGGTAATTCTTATCCGTGAGTAATATCGCGACATCTTGATCGACTGGTGTCCCGCAATCGACATAATCGTCTCGTCCGGCGCGCCCGACTCAAACAGCTTCGTGATGATCTGATTGCGAAAGTTCCTTGGCTGCAGCCAGTCCAACCCTGTTGTTTCGCGCATGCTCCGGAATGCCGACCGTATAAAGTATGGCGACGCTGGCCTCGTAACGTCGTAGCATCCGCGCTTCACCCGAAACGGAAAAATATAGTGCTCCGGACGCCACGCTCCCAGCTTCTTCGCCCGCTCCACGATCCTGCGTGCTTGTTTCGCGGCCACTGCGTTCAGCGGCACCACGCGTGCCCGAAACTCATTTTTCACCTTGCCATCAGGGATATGGATCGTCGGTGGCTCATGGTCCAGAAACACATCTTTCAGTTGTAGCGACCTCAACTCAATTCCCATCGCAGACGTATTATTCGTCAGCGACACCGCCCAGTAAGCCACGCTCCAATCCGGCTTCCCTGCCACAACCCGGAAGAATCTCTCTTCCTCCGTCGCGCTCAAGACTTTTGGCGGCGTCCAGTTTGGCAGCGGCAGCGGCTTGTAGTGTTTTTCAATCAGGTCCCACAATTCCGCCATCTTCAGAATCTGCGCCAGCGCATTCAATTCATGGTTCACGCAGGAAGCTCCCGCCGCAAGCCGCCTCTCTCGCTGATATTCCAGAAAATGCCCAATATGTATCTGTGACAGCAGCAAGCCATCAAAGCCTTTCTTTAGATTGCGTATATACCATTCATACATTTCAATCGTGCGCGGCTTCTTGCTGTGCAGTTTCTTTATCTCCAGCCATTGCCTGGCTGCTTCTGCAAAAGGCAGAGTCCTGAACTGTAATGGTGTAGTCACTTTCATAGAGTTGGTACCTGCCTGGGGCCTGCTCCAGCCACGGGAGCGGCAAGAGAGTTACTACTTAGGTTCAGCCGCTATCCTATGTGATTCGCGTTTCATTCGCTACAACAAAATGTAGCGATCTCAGGGGACCTGTCACAACAACATATGGTGTTCTCACAAATCCCCTGCTCATCGCCTCTCAGCTCCCTTGCGGTTGCGCCAGCGGAGTGCTTACCGGCATCAGCGCCAGCACACTCTCCGGCGTAATCGTTATGCCCATCGCATCATGCGCCGCCTGTATCGCCACCGCCGCCAGATTGCCAAATGCCGACGTCAATTGCTCCACACCAGCAGCATCAAACCCATCCCCACTCACCGCCGCCAGTATCTGCTCAATAAAAAGCGCTGCGTCCGTCACCGTCTGTAGCGCCTGCTTCAATTTGTCCGCCGTTGAAATACTCGTAATAGGATTGCTCGCCATCATGCACCTCTCTGCATTCTGTTTTCTCTGGTTTTTATTTTTCGCGATCTCCGGCCGCACGCGCTTATTGCGTAGTTAATGCGCCATCTGGAACGCAGGCTTCAGCGCAGCAATCGCACGCACCGGATCGCCAGTGTCAGGTAGCTTGCTCACCGTGCCCACCGTATTCTTCCCCATTAGCCCGCGGACTGCGTTCACCAACGCCGGCAACTGGTTCAGATAGGTAATCACCGCCGCTTCTTTTTCTTGCAGCGTCGCCGCATCACTCTTCCCCACTTTGGCAACGGCGTATGCGGCAAATGCCTCCACGGCTGCCACCTGTATCTGTCTGGCTTTTTCCACCGCCTGTTGCGCGGCGCCGGTCTGCGGCAGGTAAAACGCTTGCGGATCAAACGCCGCATCCTGCGGATCGGCCGCGCAGCTGTTCCGAATATCGGTATCAAAATGGTTATAACCCGCCACGGCGCAATCAATCAGCGCCTTGCTCGCCGCCAGTGATTCATATGTGGTCTGGTCCCATGAGCTCACGCAGCCCGCCAGCACGGCGCTGGCCGGCAGCACCATGCAAAACGCCAGCACGCCGCTCACGCGTGTCCAGTTCGTAATTCCCGCCGGCTGGTTTCCCGGCAGCGGAGACTGTTTCAGATACAGCAGCACAGACTTCACCCCAAACACCAGCACCGCTGCGCCCACCTTCATCAGCCCGGGCTTGGTAAAGTTAAAGCTGGCCGGATCCAGTGTCATCGTGGCCAGCGCCGTAACAAATGAGCTGAGCACAAACACACCCAGCCCCTTGAACCAGGTTGTCAGGTTCATAGTTTTTTCCTCTCTCTGTATTGTTTTTGTTTTTTGGAATTCAGACCTTCGAGCCGGTCAAGCTTTTGGCTTTTGGCTTTTTACTCTCAGCTTTTTGATTGCCAGCGATACCGCTATAACTCTTGTCATCCTGAGCGAAGCGCCGTGTGGATCTTTTCCTATTGTGAAATCGCGGGCGCGGAGTCGAAGGACCCCGGTGCTGTTTCCTGTTCCATGCAGTTGCAGGGAGTTCTCACGAAACGCTCAACCGCAATCCTGACGGCTCAGCATTCATGTCCGTGTTGTTCATATCCAGCGCCGAAGGCGCGACACTCACGCCTCAGCCCGCTTCAACCATCCCCGCAAATTCACTGCCTGCGCCGGATTCACCGCTGCCACATGCCGGTAATGCGCCACGCTCAACTCGCATAGCCGCTGCTCATATGCATCCGAATTCACGGCATTCACCACCGCCAGTGTCCGCGCGCCCATCACGCCGTCTTCTGCCAGGCGCGCACTCCCCGCCAGCATATTTACTGCACGCTGCGCATAAACCGCGGCCTGCCGGACGCCCATGTTCACCGCCATATCCAATAGTTTGTTGGCCACGGCCTGGTTCCCGATCTCGTCCAAACGCATCGGCTTCCAATATTGATCTTCTTCAATCTTCTCCGCCGTCAGCAACGCGTCTTCCGCCGGCCCGCTGAAAAAATCTTCCGGCAGCTCAGGGTGAAACTTCTCCGCAATGCCAAAGCGCGTTCGCCCACCGGCATCCACCGTCACCTTGCCTGCTCGCACCGCGTCTTCATGCTGCAATACAAATGCAAAAGCCGGCTTGAAATCGGCCATATCGCCTCCCTAACTTGGTGTCTCGTTTTAAACTTCATCACGCTTTCAGGCTTTAGTTCGCACCTTCGTCGTCTTCCACGTCTTCCCTTCCTTAATCGCTCCAATCGTCGTCGGTGATACGCCAAACTCTCGCGCAATCTCGCTCATGTAGAGCCTGTCTTCTGCCAGCATTGCCTTGATCTTGCTTACCTGCTCCGCCGTTAGCTTCGCCGAGCCATGTCTCTCGCCCCTCGGACAGCGGCCCTTCTGCGCCATGTCTTGCGCGTTGTCCGCCGCCGTCCCCAGGAACAAATGCTCTGGATTCACACAAGCCCGCACATCGCATCTATGGCACACCACCATCCCCGCGCCAATCTCGCCGCGAAACAGCCGCCATGCCACCCGATGGGCTCCGTATTCTTTGCCTTCAAATCGCGTCGCCCCATAGCCATCCGGACGCACCAGCCCGCGCCACATCCAGCAGCCGCTCGCGGCGTCCGCGCACACTTTCGCCAGAAATTTCTCTCGCACTGTAAGTTTCATGGGATACACCTGATAACAGCGACCCTTGCGGTCGCCTGCCAGTTCTTTCTGAAAATGAATGTAGCTTTAGCCTCTGCGGTGAAAGAGCGGCCCTTTAGGGCCGCGTAAAGGAATATTGAAATATCTGGGCTTTAGCCCCTGTAAAACACTAAACACTCGCCACATGTTTGCCGTTGGGGCTAATGCCTTTGCGCTCGGCAAAATCCGCCCACATCAGCTTGTGCTGGTACACCACAATCGACATCTTGCGGTATATCCCCAGCAGCACAAATAAATTTGCTGCGGTTATGAAATCGCCAAAATGAAATTGCATGAAACCCCCTCCGGAAAAGATTTGGTGTGAGTGCAAATAAAAAAGCAGCCCGCAGGCTGCTTGCCATGTCGGCACTGCGGCGCTTTCTCTTCAGTTGCGCCGAATGCCGGTTTGATATGATTTTCTCGTGCTAAGACGATTATTGGAGTTCAAGAACCCGCAATCACGGGAAGAAGTAAGATTTTCCATCCTGCGGACCCTGGGTAAATTCATCATGCCGGGCTATCGCTTTACCTGGCCCAGCCTGGTCTGGTGGCGAGACAAGGAATTCAACGCCTTTTTTGAGCGCTATGATGAAATTCAGGAAAACATGGACCGCCGCTGGATGCTCTACCAGCTCGCGCTCATGTCCGTTCCCGTTCCCGGCGATACGGCTGAATGCGGCGTATGGCAGGGTGCGGGCTCTTATCTCATCTGCAAAGCCACGCAATCCGGCGCGCAGCAGCGCACGCACTTTCTCTTTGATTCTTTTCAGGGCGTCTCCGCCCCCACCAGTATTGACGGCTTCGGCTACTGGCGTAAGGGCGACCTCAGTTGCGGAGTGGACGAGATCAAGCGCCCCGACGCCAAAATCAGCATCCACCCCGGCTGGATACCGGAACGATTCAATGACGTTGCTGACCGGCGCTTCTCCTTCGTCCATATTGACGTGGATATGCACCAGCCCACCGCCGATAGCATGAGTTTCTTCTATCCGCGCATGAACCCCGGCGGCCTTCTGGTTTGCGATGACTACGGATTCATGACCTGCCCCGGCGCTAAAAAAGCCGTGGACGATTTCATGGCCGATAAACCAGAAAAAGTCATACAGAACTCATGCGGCAGTGCTTTTCTGATAAAGCAGGGTTAGCTAATTACCAATTATCCAGTAAAAAAATTGATAACTGTTTCCTGGCGTAGGCACGCCTCCGACAAAGCCAAAAGTTACCGATGTCGTAGATTCTCCAAAAACAGCTGGGAAGGCTGCTGGGCCGTTTCCATCCCCTCTAACTATCATTCCAACAGGAACAGCCGGAAAAGCGCCGTCATGAAACGTCAATTTAAAAGCAGGATTACCGCTTTGCCCCGTTCCCGAACACAATATAGTTATGGATCCTGCAGTGTCGTTGCCAGTCACAGCAGTAATGCTAGCCGTGCTTCCCCAGCTTCCAAGGCCAGCTACGCTGAGTGTCCAATCTCCCACAACCACTGGCGTACCCTGATTCGCCCGCAGCCGATTTACAGGAATCGTTCCGCCCAGCGTCTTATTCGTCAGTGTCTGCGTAGCCGTTGTTGTAACCGTGTTTGCCGGGACGCTGGTTCCACAAGTGAATGCATCCGTACTCTGCGTGTAATTGATGTGGTTGCCGGTGGAATCCTGGCAGTCGGGTAGGGTCTTGTAGGTGGCAGTATTTGCTGCCGTCACAATCGGAATCTGGTGCGTGGAAGGGCCTGCCAGGTAACTCACACCGTTCACCTTGGTCACGGTTGCCACGGTTGATCCCGCGGATTGAGTCACATCCCCGGTGATCGGAGGCTCTAAATCCGGCTGGGCATTCGTCCCATCGAACCAGAAAGCTTGCAGCGTGCAGGTGCTGGCAGCAGTGGATGGCGTGATCCATCCTTGCACATTACCGGGCTGGACAAACGTACGCCCGCCCGTGGCATCCTGGCAGATTTCAAAACTCAGCTGCTGGCCCGCAATGGCATTACTGAGAGTAGAGCTCGTAACGTTTCCTGTGAGTGTGAGCTTGAACATGGAGTTGGTGGAAGCATCAAATGTGGGCGTGGCGGAAAATGTAACTGCGGTCAGGCCGCCTGCACGGCAATCCGTGCGCGCCGTGCCCGGATTGTCTGCGCATGTAACGCCGGCCAGCATGTTGAAGGCCGTGCGCTGCGTGAGTCCAGTACCGGCGTTGAAAATCTGCTGCAAAATACTGGACGGAATATTTGTTCCCGTCACGGTGCCGGTGGCCGCCACGTTGCCTGTGACGCTTAGATTGCCCGTCACCGAGTTTCCGCTGAGCGGCGCTGGCGTGCCCAGATTCAGGGGCGCGTAATTATCAAAATTAAACGTAGCGCCCGTGAAACTCACCTGCGTATAGCGCAGTACCTCCAGGCCGGAGCCGGAATCTTTCACCGTCACGCGGTAATAAATTCCGGAAGGCAGCGTGTTCGCCGGATTCGGCACGGTGAAAGTCGTTACCACGCCCGCCGTAACCGGCGAGCAATAACCGCGCTTCAACACCTGGCCCCCGCCGCCGATGGAGACAGAAATGGGATTGTCCTGCTGATCAGTAATAAGAAAACAGAGCTGACCGGAGGCGAGCTTGGTTCCATTGATGTCCTGTATGTTCGATGCGCTGATGGTGGTCAGGTTTTGCGCGTTGGCGCTTAGCGAAAACACAAGCGCCGCGCACACGAATGCGAATGACAGCAATATTTTTTTCATTTTTGATTTTCTCCGAGAAAAAGCTGTTGGCCGCAGGCAATTTGCCATGGCCCAGCAAAAGTTGAATGGCCCAGATTTGTGATTGCAGGTTTAGCTAAAAACTAAGTACTGAGTACTAACTACTGCTTTTCTCCTACAACCCTGCAGGTAGATTCCGGCCCGGCTGGCCTGCGCCGCCGTGACCTGAGAATCCCAGGCCGCCAACCGTGCCGCCGCCACCTGAGCTATTGACTGTGCTGACAAAGCCGACGCGCATCTGTCCGCGTCCAACCGCCTGGACAAAGTCGTTGTAATTCAGCCACGCGACATGCGTCGCCTGGTTGAAGTCATAGCTCACCCAGTAATTGGTGCTCACCTGGATGGCCGTTCCATTGCTGTCCACTGTAAGAGTTTGCCCGGGAATCGTGCGCATGGTCTGGTCGCGTTTCCATGCATTGTAAGAGCTTCCCACCGATGCGCCATAGATTTGTATTTTGTCAGTAGTGCCCGAGACAAAGACCGAATCCACCGTTGCGTTGTTTGCCGGCGGATCGCCGATGTTGCCAAACGTCCCATTGAAAGCAAAACTGTACGCCGTGGCATTGGCCAGCGATTGCTCCATCAGTCCGAAAGTATTAAAGCTGGTAAATTTGAAATAGATGGTCGTGCCCACCAGCGTCGGATCAGCTTCCCATACAAAAACAGCATCGTCCAGCCGGAGAAAGGCCGCGCCAATATTGTGCGTGGCTATGGGCGAGCCAAAAACTCCACGGTGCAACTTGGTCGCCAGATTGTAATGGTATGCGCTGGTAAGCGTGGCCGCCTGGAAGCTAATGAGTTCGCCATCAACATAGCAAATTGTGCGGAAGTTATCGGCATCCGCGGATGATCCGCCACTCAAAGTGCCCAGAGATTCCGTCACGTCCACGGCCAGCGTATGCGTGGTATCTGGATCAGCGGAAGACACGAGCTGAGCAGTGAGCGAGCCCATGCGCGAGGCCCCATACATCCGCCCCACCTTTATATAGTTTGCGTTGTCCGGCGAGACCCAAACGGAGCAGCCGCCCCAATCTGCATTCACGGCCACGCCGTCCGAAGTATAAGCGCTGTTGCCCACAGAGTTATTCAACGTGAAATTATCGGGATCAACTAAAGTGGCGATCCACGTTCCATTGGCCGCCGTATTTCCGCCCACGCCGGCGATGGCAACTTTCTGTCCATTCTTAAACCCATGAGCGCTGGCGGTGATCTTGATAGGCGCGGTGTTTGAAGCTGCGGTGATTGCCACCGTAGGACCGCAGGCCCCGATCCACACTTCATAACTTCCGGTGAGCGACAACCTGTCATTGGCCTCAAAGATAATCGGCGTTGAGACAGCGCCAGGATCAGAATTTGCCTGCGCCACAGCGCCTACCCCTGCCTGATGCGGATACAGCGTTGGCGCAGCCGTTCCCCAGGGAAAATCTTCTGCGTCAATTTCAATCTGCCCGGAATCGTCTTCGCGCATGGCCGTGATACGCACAGGTTTAGCGGTGTATCCCAATTCCGGGATCGTGAGCGTAACCAGGTCCATGGGCTCCAGCAAATTAAACTGCCAGCCCAGCGTGAAAGTATATGTAGCACGGATTTCAACCGACCGCTTCCGCAGCAGATTAGCCACGAACTTTGCCACCGTCGTCGTAGTAATGGCATGTGCCTGTTTGGGGTCGGCTTTGCGCAGCCCATAGACGGCGATCATTGCATCATCTTTGTCTTCTGCCACGTCAGCGTTGTAATCCAGCGCGCGATTGAGAAATTCCACGCTGATATCGTTCATAACCTCGGCCACTGACGGCCGCTTGATTACGACCTGCGTCAGAAGATCGCTGGTTGTGAGATCGTAAATTGGCTGTGTATTCGGGATAAACGTAGCGCCATTGCCCACGGCAAACGTGTCTCCGTACGGGACAATCTTCAAAACACCTTCACTCCAAACCGCGGCGGCATTGGTGATATCGAGAATGTCCTGTATCCATTCCGCAGCGGTCTTCTGTGCATCGAGCACCGGAGAGAGAAATACGCCATTGGCAACGCACCAGTTTCTATAAGCGGTGAGATCACCCAGCGGCAACGCGCTGGCTAGTCCATAAAACTGGTTGTTAACCAGATCGCTGATCACGGACGAAGGCTCTGCGTCAGTAGTTGCGCCACCAAAGGGCAATATTCCCAGCACTTCAAAGCTTAGGTTCGGCAGCGTTCCGCTTTCGCCCAGGTCCATGGTTGCAGAAGCGACGTAAGCAATGCCGTTGTAATCTAAATCCTGGCCGAAATGAGCCGAAGTGAGATAGGTCCACGGCGTTTGCGGACGCGAGCCGAGAAATAACGTCAGGTTCAGCTTTTGCTGCGGCTGGCCGTTCGAACTTGAGTCTGGGACCGAATAGACATAATTGATTGTCACCACGGCGCCGGCATCGGCGGCAGAAAACGTAAAAGCCGCGCCCGCCTGCACATATTGGCCCGCGCCCGGGGAGCTTACAACTTTCACAAGCGGTGTTTTCTGCGTACCGCTCAGAGTTGCCAGGCCGTCAGAGCCAAAGTCGTGATTAGAAACGCTGAATAGGTCCGCGCGGCTCACGCCAATAGGCGAATGAAAAACTCCTGACCCTGGCGGAATGATGGTGGTTGATCCACCGCCGGGGGGGACAGTAAACGGCACGGACGCGGAAACAAGCGTGAGCTTGCCTTTGGTGTCCCAGACGTTGTGAATGTTCTGAATTGGCCCGGAACACAGAGCAATAGCAATGGCTGTCTGATAGGTGTAGGTTGTGTTCGCAACTGCATTACCGCCACCAGAGCCCAGGCCTTTTCCACCAACCTTCGTTGTTGACGTGTGTGGGATCGCCGTAAAGTCGCCGGCCCAGATCAAGCGACCAGCTATTCGATTCTGCCCATAGAGAATCGGGATCACCTGGCCATAAGAGCTGGTCTGGACCTGGAGCGCGTTCAGAATGTTTGGTTTTGCCGCGAGAGCCGAGTTACCGCCGCCTTTTCCGCCTGAAAGTCCCATTAGCTTTTGACCTCAAAGATTTTCATTTCTCTTCCAATCAATTCGCCGTCGCGGAGTGCGTCGCCCAGCAGAACTCCGTGCGGGATGTAACTATGAATAATCACCGGCCACTCCACCACAATCGCCCCGTGTGAGAATGCGCGCCCGAATTTGAAGACCACAAAGTCGGCCGGTAACGGGTCCGATCGTTTCTCCACGCAAAACGGTGCAATGGTGTTCAGATACATCTCTTCCGATCGGTGAAGGTGCCATTGCATGGCGTACTGCGGCGGTTGAAAGTCCATTGGCAATACGCCGCATTCCTGATAGACCGCCAACGGGAACATGGCGCAGTCTGCGCCTGCCTTTTTGATTCGCGCACAATGGTGGTAGGGCGTGCCCAGCCATTCTTTTGCAGCACGGATTATCTCTGCACGTTTTTCAAGTGTCATGGTCATAAAATGAATTGCGGCTGACAGACGTCAGCCGCTTTGGATCAGATTTTTTGCTTCGCTCAACAGCTAGATTGCGGTTTCCGGAACGGGGACGTAAGGGAAGCCTTCAAAGTTCACAAGGTTGGAGAATTTGTTCGTACAGGTGAGCTGTGTTTTGTCGCATCCGGGATATGCAGTAAAGGCATCGCCTGCGCTCGGCATAAATGGCAGTGGAGAGTTGAAAGTAAATTGCTGTCCCAGGTATTGCTTCACTGCCTTTACTAATCCGCTGTTTGCGCCAGAGGTGAAGGCAATTTGCCCATTGTCATAATATCCATCCGCTTTTATAGAAGCTGAAATCAGTTTGTTCACAGTTGAGCCTGACTGCACGTTATTTGATTCCGCAAAGCTGGCTTTGCTCAGGCCGCAGCGGGCATCAAAGAGCGTATTCGTGCACCCGGGCTGAAGAATGATTGCCGGCAGTTGCATGGCCAACAAATCAGTACCAGAGTTGACGGTGATTTTTGCGTAGCTGCGGGTCAGCTCATCCACCGGACCAATGAATCCGGCAAAGCGAATGACGGTACCAATCTGCTGACCTGTCGGATCCATAAAGAGCCGCTCAATCTTGAAAGCTGCGCCGTCAAAAAGCCCCAATCCTATAGCCTGCAAGATAGGGACGCCACTTAGCAGATCAGTGGCGCTGGCTGTGATCGTGACTTCAATCGTGGAAACAGCCATTCCCAATTGTTCTTCAATCGCCGTACGTTCAATATTCGGCGGTCCTGTCAGAAATGTGTTGCCTAAAACGGCCAGCGACGAGTCCCATGTGGTATAGCGAAGCACCGTTCCTGCCTTCAGCGTGATGGTATAAAGATCAGCCATACGGAATTCGGTTGCGCTTTGCAGAAAGAGAGCGAGATTGGTACTGCCAATATTTGTTGGTGTTTTCATGAAAATCAGCCTTTAGTAATTAGCCCTTAGCTAAAGCGAATGTTCGCAGGGTTGGCTAAAGGCCAAGGGCTAATGGCCAAGAGCCGATGCGCGTTATTTGCGCACCGAAATCAACTGCACTTCCTTGCACTCATACAGGTTGTAGTAAAAATTGCTGAACTCAATTCCCTCTCTGGTACCGCTGGAGGAACTTGCATTCCCGCGCGACGTGCCCAAGTCAAAACGGACGCGATGCAGAAAAATGAAATCAGCCGTGATGGCCGCACCCAGCGCGGGCGCCAAAGTAAAAGTAACCACGCCCAAGGATATCGTGTAATCCGTGCCCTGCACTTTGGGCACTCCGTTTACATAAACCCGGGCAGATTGATTAGCAGGATTCTGGCAGGCCTCCAGAAAGCCGCCGAGATTGCGAACCAGTTGAAAATTGACATTCACGCCGTCGCCGGTGCCAATCGGCTGGCCTGAAAATACCGAATCTTCCAGGCGCTGCGTCAGATCGCTTTCATTCAACAGAAAATCATCAAACTGCCCGCCGCGCGCCAGAAAGAAGCCAACAAGCTGCTCCAGCGGAGTTGATCCTGTGTCATCGCGAAATCTGGGATCGTTTAGCAGATATTCATAGACCAGCGTGAATTCCCAGATTGGATTCTGGAAATTCTGGATTCGCACTTCCCGGCCTGCCAGCGAACTCTGGATATCCGTTGAGAGTGTGGGATTCTTTACTACTTCCCAGGAAAGCCCGCGAATTTTGGGGAATAGAACATTGCTCATCTTATGCCTTCCGTTTGAGAGCTCGAGTTACTTCATTGGCGATCATGTTGCTGTGCCGGCGGATGTGTTGCTGAAAAGAAGCCGCGTCTACGGCCTGCACCGTGTGGTTGACTATCACGGTAGCTCCAACTCCCACTGCACTACTGGAAAAACCGGTCCCGCTCATACTGGCCGGAATCACTTTCTCATCTTTGTGCAGATAGGCAAGACCATCCATTGGAACAATTCCCCCTAGCGCGAATTTGGCCGCGACAATTGGGGCAGCAAAACCATGGACCACGGCACCGGCAGCTGCCGCCGCTGCCGCTGCTGCAGGCGGCGTGGCGGCTAAAGGCGCATAGGCGTTAGCCATCGCCACCTGACTATCAATTGTGATTTGTGCCAGACCGGCTGTGGCTTTGGTCTGAAGTTCGGTTTGAGCTCCAGTTTTGCCAATGATCTCCATCATCAATTGAGACTCGGCATACTGAAGACCAATCTTAACGATCTCAGAAATTGCGCTGGAGGCAAGCTGCTGCCAGTTAGCCTTGCCGGTCGTGACGAACGAGGTAAGGGCTGAGTTAAAACCATTGAGCGTCGTCTGGAATGTCTGGCCCAGCTCTTTATTGATGTCCTGCCAACTCAGAAGCTGCTTCCGGAATTGTGCGCTAAAAGTGTTGGCCAGCTTTAGCTGCAAGCCTGCAATTTGATCGTCATACTTCTTTTCAAGGTTTAGCTGCGCGATCTTCAGTTTTTGGTATTCAAGAAGCGCCTGTTGAAGTGCGGCTTTTTGCTCAGGCGAACCAAGCATGCCGTTCATGGTATCTATATTGAGTTGCTTGATCAGGGCATCTTGAGCAGCAATGCGGCTATTGGATTCCGTCAGCGCGGCAGTCTTGTTTTTTTCTAAAGTTGCAAGGGCTTGTTGATCGGCTTTTTCCTGCGTCGTATAACCAAGCGCAATCTGCAGTGCAGCATTATGCTCCGCCTGTTTGTCTTGAATATCGCGGTTTAGCTCTACGATCTTTTCTTCGTTTTCCGCGCTTTTCTTATTAAAGTCGGCTTGTTGCTTCGTGGACTGCACATTGGCCAGATTGCTCATGGCCAGGGCCTGCTCGAATGAAATCTGCTCCTTGGTCGCGTTATTTTCAAGCTGCTTGGCGGTGAGAATCTTGTTGTGCTGCTGAAGACGGACGGTGGAAGCGTTCTGCTCTGCTGCTACCACAGCATTATGTATTGCTTGCCTCTGAGCAGCAGCAGCGGCGTGAAGCGCACTCTCCCTCTTCAACGCGTCTTCATTTTGCTTCGCTGTAAGCGCTTCAGAGGCAGCCGCCTCTTTCTGCCTTGCTCCAAGCAGAATTATGGCGCTTTCAAGTTGCGCAATATGCTCTTCGCCCTCTTTCGTGTACTTCGCAAGTTCTTCTGTGTCCGTCTGCATTCCCGTAGCAGCATCACCAAAAGCTGTCTTGACGGTTGACTTCATGTAATCAGCGAGCTCTTTTTGCTTTGCTTTTAACTGATCCGTAAATTCCTTGGCAGAGCCGCCCTGATCTTCAATCTGGAATTGCAATTTCAGCGCATTTTTGGCCTTTTCATCCGGCGCGTTCATGAGTTGAAGTGCGCGGGTGGCTTCTTTGGTCTTGCGTGCGTAGTCCTCCAGGATTTTGTTGTCGGCCTTAATCTGGTTTTCAAAACCCTGAAGCGCTTTTGTGTCATAAATGAGTTCGCCAGCAAACTTTGAGGCCTTATCAGCTACATCGGCAATTGCGACGCCAAGAGAGATGATCGCGAGCGGTGTAAAAGCCGCATCCAGCGCAGGACCAATCAGTTCGCTGGAGGCAATCATTTTGGTGACCGATTCAGGAATTTTTACGCCGATCAGGTCTTCGAGTATTTTTACAGAGTCTGAAGCGTGACCAATCCCATCACTTACCGCTTTTGCAGCCTCTTTGGCATCATCGGCATTACCAATAAATCTGAAGGAAATTTCATTGTCAGCCATTTTAAGTAACTCCAAACCTATTGAGAATTTCTTGTAGCAAATAAAAAAGGCAACCCGTAGGCTGCCTTGGATATACCGAAAACAAAATTACCTATTCATCTAAAACCCAACTGTCGCCGGCTTTCTTTAAGGCCTTTTTTCCAGACTTTGTCGCGGTGCTTGTTGTGAGGTCACCAAAGTTAAAAGTCGGGTCAGGATTCACGGGATCATGTGGAGGATGTATATAAGCATTAAGTTCGCGGCGCTCTTGTTCGGTGAGACTGTTGACCAGCTTTTCCCCAAAAGGGGTGAGTGTCCACTTCCAGGTAAATGCGACTTCAGATTTCTCGCTGGTGATTTCCTGAATTTTGCCTATATCTACAACAGTCTTCGTCGCTACCCTGTAAATCAATGGAATTGAATCGCAACCATCGCCTGTTTCGTGCTTCATTTTTTGCAGATTTTCCAGAACACCTGGTGCCGGATTGACCATTTCCACCTTCCAAAGACCGGGACCATCTGGCGTGATTTTTACGAGCGCGGCTTTTTGCGCCGCATGAAACCTGGTCATGCTGGGGAGCGGTTGCACTTTGTGGCCATAACCTTCGCCATTACCGCAACTGTCGCCCACTCGGCCTATAGCAAGGCTAAAGAAGACAAACTCTTTCTGGAGGCCCTTGTTAAGGACCGCCGTTATCGCATCCTTGCTGATATCAACCGCGGATGCCGCGGAGAGAAACAACACAACAGGAAGAACAGCCCATACAATTTTCTTTGCACCGCTTTCAAACGAACCCATATTTCGCAAATACCTCCAGGGGCGAAAGTGTAGCAAAACAAGTTTCATTCGACAAGTAACTTCAAGCGTGGCGATAAGCCAGCGGTAGTTTGTTACTTATACTGCCTCCCGCAAACGTTACTTCACGGGCGAGATCATTAAAGTTGAAGTCGTTATGAGTTGAGGTGCTGGCTCCAGTGCTCCTGGAACCTCGCCGTCTGGAGCCAGCCTGTTTTCCGCCCAGCAAATAAGCGGCAACCAGCACGTGCACGGGCGGATGATCTTTCCAGTAAGCCATAAGATCATTCAGCTCCCATAGAGTCATTTTTTCTATTTCTCGCAAGGTCCATCCGGTAGCGGTGGCAACATGGCCAAAAATAAATGGCCAGTCGGCTATACCGGTACCGGAGTCGGTTCCCCCGTTGCGGCCTTTTTGAGGCCAGAGACTTCAAGCACCACGTTGAAAAGCGCATTGAAATCGTCAAAGGTAAGACCATTTTCAAGCTGCTCTGCGGTCAGGTCCTGGTGGACTTTTCGAACTGCGTTGAGAATTACCGGCAGATAGCGCAATACGGAGCTGAGTCCGGAATTTTCAGTTGAGGGTTTCTCCTGAAATAGCGAATCGAGTTGGCGAAGTTCGCCGAGAGTAAGAGACGAGACGGTTAACTGTCCCAGCGATGTGGCAACGGTTTGTTGCTTGAGCATGAAAGATTCCTTTCGTCCTTTAAATAAAAAGGGCCTGATTGCTCAGGCCCCGAGTGGAGGAGACACCTACTCAGCCGAGTAAATATCGATCACCTTGCCTGCGGCATTGGCAAAGCATTCAAAATCAAATTCAGGGATCAGGAAGTCTTCCTGCTTGGTGGCAAAGCTCAGCTTGGACGCCATGGCTGAATACAACAGAACCCCGAATTGCTGATTGTTGTAAACCTGCTCCAGCAGAACCTGGATGGTTGGGGCGAAGCCCATCAGCTGATTGGTGATGTTGGCCTGTGTGCCAACGCCGGCTGCGGCAAAAGTATAGGAGATCAACACAACCTGCGTGTTATCACTGGTGTTGAAGGTATAGGTTGAGCCTGACTGGGAATATTGGCCAACCGTGGGTGCGGATGCCACTTTGGTGAGGGGCAAGCCGGTTGCCTGGTAGATCACGCCCAAATCGGTAATGGGTGTGCTTGTAGCGGTGGCTGCGCCGGCTGTGACGGTGTGCACTTCATCGAGCGAGGTCTGCACCATACCGCTGCCCATGGTCTGGCCAAAGAAAAGATCATTCAGTTGCTTGCCGTTGATGGAAGCAAACTTGGCCTTGCCGGTGATCTTGCATTTTCCGCGCGCCACGGCTTCAGGAAACTGCTTCTGGCCGTAAAGCTGTTTCACGTCACCAGAGATATCCAAAGAGACATCCTGCAAGGTGCCGAATTTTTTGGGAGTGGGGTTGGCGGCGGTGTTACCGCCAACCGGGAATCCCCACAGTGTGCCTGAGCCAAACTCAAACATTTTTGTTTCTCCTTTTGGGGAGCGTATGCTGCACTCCCAATGAATTGAACCGGCTGAGGCCGGCGAATTTGAATTACCTGCGAAAGCTGCGCTGACTATGCGGTGGTGAGAATTTCTATCGGAATAACCGCGAGCGCCATGGAACCCATGACGTTCTCAACAATTTCAATCTTTCCTTCAATACGGCAGTGCGACACCTTGCCGCCCAGGGACTGCGCGATTCCTGGCGTGGCGCTGCGAATGGCGGCTTCTACTGCATCCAAGAGCGAGTTGAGTTCGGTGGATGGAATCGAGCTGGGCTCGCTGTCACCCGAGGTGTAGAGAACCAGATCGACGGTCATCTTTGCGTGGATCGGCAGACCGTTGACGCTGGTTCCAGTGAGTTCATCTTTTTGCACCTGATACAGCGATGGACGGTCCGCAGGCGAAACCTGCGATGGATCCTGCCAGCGCCGACTGACCGTTTTGAATGGGCCAGCCGGCGTTAGCAGTGCGGCCTGCAACGTGGTAAATAACGCAGAGTAAATCTGTTCGCGAGGAAAGATCATTGCTCCACCTGCACTTGTTGAATTGCCTGCTCCAGCAGATCAGGCAAGGCCTGCTGCAGATCGTTAATCGCAGGCTGGAGATAAGGGCGCGGACGCAGGTACGGCCGCTGTCCGTTTTTCTTTTTGAAAGGAGCACGACGGCCGGCGAAACCTCCATACTCATGAATTTTCGCGTAAGGCAAATCAGAGCCAATGCTGACAGAAAGCGTCTCTCCATCTGTATTGGCCTGTATGGACTGCAAAACGGAATTCATCAAGTTGCCGCTGCGCGATGTTAAGACTGTAGACGATGAACCCCCGGAACCAGAGAAATACTTTGGAATTGCGCTTTGCAGCGATTGATAGATCAGTGGCGTGAGCGCCTTGTACACATCCGCCACTATGCGCGGAGGCAGCTCAGTAAGCCGCTGTTGAAGCTGCTGCAAGGCCGAATCGTCAATTTCTACTTTGATCACAGCGCCAGCCTCCGGTATTGATTGAAAATAGACATAGAACGCGGCGGAACATCGCTCATGTCATAGGCGATGGTTACTTGTCCGCCCATGCTGTTGGATTTTTCACCGATGCGAACGCGCTGCCGATACGCCAGCGCAAACGCCTCAATAGCGGCTTGCTTTAAATCCAGCGGAACACTTGAATATCCTGCGGTGTATGAAAGCTGGATATTCTGTACGCCCCGGCAAAAGCGAAAGCCACGCAGCAGAACGCGGCGCGCGTCCCACAAGAAACCCGGTGTGGTTGGGCTGGTGGATTGCTGGACCGTTGTGCCATCAATGCTCAGGCCCGTTACGGCAATGATGGGAAACTGGCGCGGCAGAAGCCGGTCAGAATCATTGCCGTCATAATTTTCAGCGAGAGCGCCCAGCACTGAGGACAGGATGTGCGGGCGGTCAATGTATTGCAGCACTTGCAAGCTAGCATTGGTTATGAGGCTTTGCAGAGTTACATCGTCATTGTTGCCCTGGTTCGGCAGCCAAGCTTTGATGTCTGCAAGAGTGCAAAGATCGTCTGGTGCGGCGGCCATTGGTTACCTCCAAGATGAAAAAGTGTTGAAAAAGGAAAAGGCAGTCTGGGTTGAGAACCTCAGACTGCCTTTCATCTCCTCACATGCTGGTTGACAAGGTGAGGAGTCATCAGCAGCGACCGCGGCAGTCAAGCCGCTGATGAAATGTTTATCCGTTGGCTACGTTGGCAATCACGCCCAGAGAAAACGGCGCGCGGCAGACGAGTACTTCGTCGGCGTACACACCGTAAACGTATTGGCGAGAGACCACGGGCCACTCGATCTGGTAATAGTCGCGGCGGCAGCGGACGAAAGAAACGTTGTCCACACCAGACAGCGGATACGGAATCTCTGAGCTATTGAAGAAGATTGATCCCGGAGCAAGGTTGGGATGGATGCGGATATCCAGGAACTGCTGCGTGAACTTGTTCCAATACTTGGCGATGCTTGCGCCACCGAGCAGAGCAGGCTGATTGTCATCCGGCCCATTGCCGCCGGGCAGAGTGAAACGGAAGAGCGGCACGCCGCCAGAAGCAACGATCTTCTTATTAATGTTGCGAGCTTCCTGCGAGTTCACCCAGATTTCCGTGGGACTAAGGCGTTTATTGTCCCAAAACCACTGCAAGGCTGTATCGATCTCCAGAATGCCATTCGCCTGGTCCGCGGTAAGAGTATTGCCATCGAGCGAGGCGAAGTACCCGGCGCTGGATTTCAGAGTTTGAGTAAGGAAGCCGTCAAAGACCAGCGTGTTGGCTGAGCCATCCACGTTTGAGTTTGTGGCTGTAGCCAACTGCGTGCTCGGGACAAATGCTGCAACCGTTACTTTGTTGACAGTGGTAATGGCACATAGAGTTGCGTTGGCTGCCGTGGTACCGAGATACCACGCATAACCAGCTGCTCCCTTCACCGCAGGCACCGTAATTACCGCAGTCTGGCTTCCAGAGGTAGTGGGCACCGTGGCAGAAGCCGTGCTGATGGCGCTTGCTCCGGCACCATATTGCGTGGAGGTACCATCAATATTGACTCGAGTGACCTGGCCGTATGGCACGCCGGTGAGCGAAACAGTGCTATTTGCCAGAGCACGCGGCGTGAGAGCCGTGACAAGGGCAACAAGATTGACAGGATTACCCAACGAACCGCCAGCTGCCAATGTAATGGTGGGTTGAGGAGCTGTGCCGAGCGGCATGGACGCGTTGCCGTTGAGAAGAATATTTTCTTCCCCGATCATCACGGCGCGAAGCAATGACTGTACGAGAGTGGCTTTGTTATCAAACTCTTTGCCACCGGCCCAGACTGCTTCCCAATCCACAGAGCCTTCCAAGCCGATGCCTGCGTAAGAAGCAACGTAATCCTGTTCTGTAACGCTCATTTCCGCCGAGCGACGGCCTGGCGCCACGCCGAGTTCGAAGTTCGACGTGTTAACGCCGGTGATGGCTTTCCAGCGCGTGGCAAGATCGCCGCGATCACTCACCTGGCGAGGCAGGCGGTTACGCAATGGCGTAATCACTGGATAAAGCTGAAGCGCCGGACCGCTGAGATCAAACGCGTTCAAGTTGCCGGCCACTCCGCTGATAAGTGACTGGCCGATAGTGGTTTTATTCAAGGCGGACATATCCGACTTATTGAGCAGATCAAACGTCTGCTGACTCAGATCGCCAAACATTTTTAATTTCCTTTTCTCCGCTTAGAAGAGCGGTTGTTGTGTGGAATTTTTTACCTCAGTGGCTAAAGCCGACCAATTACTGGCAAGTTGCCGCAGGCATAAATGCCTGCTCCACCCAGTGGCGGATGCGCGAATCAGAGTGGTCAAGAAAAAAGCAATTCGAGAACAGGCATCTGATGGCCTTAAGGGCAGACATAAAAAAGCCGTTGGGCTCTTCGTTTTTGCGCAGTCGCTCAAGGCAAACCTGCTCCATCCTGTTGGCTGGATACATCCCGAACCGGAAAAGACGGAGAAAGCAGGTCTTGCGGGGTTAGCGCAAATAGACAGAGGCGGGCTGAGGCTTTTGCAGCGTCCGTTTAAGCATTTCATGAACACTAGGTTCGCCCGCCGACTTTGCTAGAGATGGGTGAGCGTCATCTTCCTTGGTTACGGTGTGCGTGGGCATGCCAGTACGCGCAACCCGCGCTCCGGCATCACGCGGCTGCACAAGCTTTTCCACCAACGCGAGGAGATTATTCAGCGAACGCTGGATCTCCTGATTATTGCTTTCCATTTCACTTCGCAAGCCGGCCACGTCATGCTCCATTGCGGCCAGTTTGGCGAGCGCCACAGCGGAGCCAGCATGCGCCTTTTCCAATTGCGCTTTATCGTTTGCATCCAACATTGTTTGTTCTCCTGTCTTTATTCCGGGGCGTGGGTCGCCTGGAAACTTGTTGATTTCTCCGGCGGCCAACATGGCAGCTGAACCGGCGTTGTTGTTATCCAAGAGCGCATCAAGATGACTGCTTGCGTCCTGGTTGTTCTGTGCCATCTGGTCCATACACGCTTTAGCGGCGGCGAGATGAGATAGTGTCTCTTTGGAATGGCGAGCGCCGATCTTGAGTGCGCGCGTGTTTGAGTTGAACTTACGCACTTCAAAAGAACCGTCTGCCTTGACGGCGGTAAAGTGGGCACCGGGGACGCAAGGGTTATCGACCACGCTGATTTCCACTGGCTTGGCGGTGAAGCGTACATACTCGCCCTCTTTCCAAGCTTTGACATAAGCGCCGCCGATGCTGAAGCCGGTATAGACGCCTTGCATGCATTTTTGCCAGGCAACGCTATCGACGATGCGCGCGCCGACGCGGACTTGTTTCAGATCGTCGTCAAAATCAATGGCGACAAGTTTGCCGACAGCACTAGGCGCATGCATTTCACGCACATTACCCAGGCTCTTGCCGTCTGTGGCTTTGGAGATTTCGTCACTCCATTTTTTGAAATAGGGTTTAGAGGAGTCGTAATCGAAGATCTCGCCTTCTTTGTCGATGACTTCAGCGGTGGCGATGCCCCAGACTTCATGTTTCGACTCGTCAATCTTGGCGATCTGGGCGAAAAGGTTCAGGCGGTTTTTCATGTATTTTGCTCCAAAGGGAAAGGCAGCCCAGAGGGCTGCCTGAGGTGGTAGCGATACTTACGTGCTCATTATGAAATCAGCCAGCTACGACAAGCTGTGATATTTAATTCAGATTGTTACGGATGTTTATTTATTTGAAGAAGAGTCGGCTTCTGGTCCAACCTGCCTTATGCTGGAAATATCTGACGAAGCTGAGCCATTCGATGAATCTTGCCCCTGCAGCAAACAAATTCCGGTACTGGTGATGACAGCATTCTTAATCCCGAGAGAATGTTTGCCAAGTTCCTGGCGAATTTCATCAATGGAAAGAACGCCCGCGCGGACATAAATGTCATCAATCTTTGCCTGCTCGAGCGCATTCAAGGTGCGGTCCTGTTCCCAGACAAATTCGATGTCATTGAAGCCGAAATGACGATGCACGATGAAGTTAATGGTGTCTGCCAGGTACCCAAGAACTGGCACAAGGCCTTCCGCGGCAGCTTGCTCAACGCTGGTCTCGGCAGTGGCACGGTTCATGGCGTTAACAAATTGCTGCGGCGAGAGACCGAAGGCGTAACAGACGATGCGGGTAATCCATTCATCAAGCGCATCCTTGAGCATGGGATCGCGCGTGAATTGGAGAGTGCCACACTCCGGAACAAAGGTGATGCGACGGCGGCGCGCGGAGTTTCCGGCGAGAGAACTATCAAACCAATCCTGAAATTCACTGATCTGATCGGCGGACCACTCTTTGGGAACCTGCGCCACGGCTTCCGGCACGTTGCCCTCAGTATAGTAATTCAGCAGGTGAATCTGCCGACGCAGACCGATATTGATGGTGAGAATGATCTGCTCAACCGGAGAGAAGCCAAAGAATTTATGCGCACGCACGTTGCGCGGACGATAGATGAGCTGGTCCGCCGTGAAATCGACGGCGGGCAAGCCTTTGAGAATCTGTTGATAAGCAATGGCAGGTGATGCGGGCGTGCGCCCCATGGAGTCGATCTTGCGCGCGATGGTTGAACCATCAATGACCTCAAGGGCATAAAGCTGTTTGCCCGGAGACCAGAGCTCGCCATCCTGAGAGACGATGGGAACCAGCACCGGGGCGTCGATGACGAGGAGGTCTTCAAGCAACAAGCGCACCCATTGCTGCCATGTGTGTTCTTTATCTGGATATGAAAAGAAATCCGTCAACTGCGCGAGACGGGGATCACTCTCTTCATTGTCTTCACCGCCGAAAGGTTTGTTGCCGCGAGCGTCAATGTTTTTCGCGTGGCCGGGCTGAGATTTTTTGCGAAAGGCCCAGGGCATCCGGCTGACCTGGTCTTTGCGCGTCTCAATGCAGAGACGTACAAGATCAAACGAGTCAGCAAGGGAACGCATCTGGTGGAACGAGATGGGCTCCATGTTGCGCGGTTGAATGTTGATGTTGTAACCGACGGGATAATCGAGTGTGCGCGGTGGCGTGCCTGCCGGAGCACTGGGTGACATGGGCAGATCAGGCCCAAACCAGACGTCGATGGTGTTCCTGAGCTTGCGACCGACACGGGCCGCAAGCCCAAGCTCTGGCAGTCCGGAATCCAGCGCAGCTATTTTTCCGTTCTTGAATATGTCAGTGCTTTTCATTTTGTCGCTTTGCTCCAAACCGCTTTCGCAGCATTTGAGAAATTAAATGGATTCAGCGCGTGTGCGAGCAGCGCGGCGCTTAGTAGTTAATAGCCGACGATGACGCGATCAGTGCAGACGCCTGCAGTGGCAACGTCATTCTTCTCAAAGAAAGAGACAGCCAATTGCGGCAGACGGACCGGAGCCGCGAGTGTGCCGCTGGTGACTGTAGGCGCTAGTTCGTCAGCCAGAAAAGTCTGCTGCGCTCCAGAGGCCATGGCCGTGGCGATGGTGTAACTGTTATAGAGAGTGAATGTTGGATTGGACTGGCTCTGGTCGTCAGCAGTATAGACATTCATGACCAGATCAAAGTTTTGCGAGCAAGTGGCGAAGACGGTCATCTTGGTGGCGTCGCCAACGCGGATAATACTGGTGCTGGTGGTAGCCCCGCCGATGGAAGCAGGCAGTGTGACACCACTGTGGGAGAGATCAGCCGGCGAGTAAACCACGTGCGGCAGGGGTCGCGGCAAGATTGGCTTTCCGTTTTTGTCCATTTCCGGGGCCTGGCTGGAGGTTTGGGACAGCATGACGAGCGTGGTGGTCACGCAGAGGACGGCGATGATGAAAACTAAACTTTTTCTGGTCATGATTTTTTCCTTTTATTCATGTGGTTTTATTTATGTCGCTGCGCTCCAAACCGCTTATGCAGTGATCAGCGGGCTGAGAGCGTTCCGCGCTTGTTGCACGCAGCTCGGCGCGTGGGGCGGCCTCACTGCTTTATTTATGTCGATATGCGCCAAATCGCTGATGCAATGAGCAGGCAAAGCTAAGAGCATTCAGCCTATTAGCGGGGCTAAAGCCCGGGGTTATTGCGTCACTTAGCGAGGCTAAAGTGCCGCTCTTTCACCAGTTGTGTGGCGGCGAACTTGTTGTGGTCGTTCGCGGGGAAATGGATTTAGTGCAAGCTGGCATTCCAGGCAGTAAAACCGCGTGGAGGTTGAAGTGAGCGAATGTTCGTCTGAAGTAAGTGGCGCGTTACATTCTTCACAGCGTGGCGGAACAACACGGCCATCAGGATGGTGATGCATGGAAACACCTCTTCGCCGGACACAGACCGGCAAAGCAAGAGGATCGGCCTGAGATGGCAATATTTTGTTGAGTAGACAGTTTTTGGGAATCAGATCATCCAGGGCACGCGGAGTGGGCGGAGCAATCCCGCTCAGGTCCGGCTACCATTGTTTGAAGACGCAGCTCTGCCGAAGCAGGTCCACGGCACCAAAACAAAGGTCGCCCAGGATGGTTTCTTCAGGAGCGGAATTTCATGCTCAGTGAAGAAAGGGTGCAGGCCGTTGGGTGCCGGCGCCGCTCCCGGCAGGCAAGACATACTGCTGTCTTGCATAGACATCTTATACGACACTTCAATTTTAAATGTCAATAGTAAAAATAAATCTAAACAAAATATGCCAATAATGATTGACTATGGGTTTAGACATTATTTAGACTAAAGACACTTATGGCGCGACCCGCATACAGCCAGGCTTACGAGACAGCAAAACTTGATCTGCTTAAACAGCTGCAGAAACGGGACCAAATTGACCTGCAAATCCGCAAACTGAAACACACAGTCAAAGCACTGGGCGAACTGTGCGGCGCGTCCCCGGACGAGATCGACAAACTGCTGCTGACCGAGGGCTTTGCCATTGACTCAGGCATGGGATTTACAGATGCTATCCGGCGGCTGTTCCGCATTCACAAGAAGGCGCTGAGCCCGGTTGACGTTCGCGACGATCTGCTGAAAATCGGTATCGGCAGAGACCAGGTGAATCTATTGTCTTCTATTCACACCGTGCTACGGCGCATGGTGGAAGGCGGTGAGATTGAGAAAACAGACGACGCAAGGTTTCAATCCTTGCAATCTTGAGTTCGAACTTGCTATTAAACAGCCAAAAAATGCCTATTAAAATGGATTTTGGAATTAACAGGCATAAATATGTCTATTACGTACCACCCCTGCAGGGGCTTTAACTCAACATGGGTCTTCGCTGATCAGCATTTGTTTTAGTCCAAAATAAAATGCCGGAATTCAAAAAAATAATTGCAAAGCTTAAGAGCCGCTATGGCGCTCCCATAATGCCTCCGGCCAAAGGGCCGTTCGAACTGGTGATGTGGGAAAATGCCTGCTACCTACTGCCTGATGAGCGGCGTGCCACCGTTTTCGAGGGCCTGCGGAAACAAATCGGGCTGACCCCGAAAGCAATCCTGAAAGCCAATCCCGATATCCTGCTGGAGCTAGCTACGATGGGAGGCATGCGTCCCAAGGTGCGAGTATTTCGCTGGCAGGAAATTGCACGTATCACGCTGAGCCAGTTTGATGGCGACCTGGACCCGATACTCAAGCTGCCCTATGCGCAGGCCAAGAAAGCGTTGAAGCAGTTCCCTAATGTTGGCGACCCCGGCGCGGAAAAGATTTTGATGTTTTGTGGCTCATCGCCGGGGTTACCGCTGGAATGGAACGGACTACGAGTGCTTACACGCGTTGGTTATGGACGGTGGCAGAAAAATTATGGCGCTGCCTACAGGTCCGTGCAGGAGGCGTTGAAACCAGAGCTTCCACGCAAAGCCGAGGCCATTGCCCAGGCGCATTTGTTGTTGCGGCAACATGGCAAAGAAATCTGCCGCGATAAATCCCCGCAATGTTATGAGTGTGCGGTGAAGGAGCTGTGCGCGTATCCGGTGAAACAGGTCAAAATGTTCAGCCGAGGGACATAATTTGTATTGCTCAAAAAGGGGCTCATTGTTATTCCTGACCTTACCCAATGCTGACGCGGAGTGAACTGTGCGGCGCTACCATACGGACTGCTTCTTTCTCATGAATCAAAAATTGCCAATGCAGGTTAAGAGACTCACCTTAGTCTACCGATTAACTTCCAAGCTATCTTCAAACTTTATGTAACGTCTGCTGCCATCACCCCACTTTAGTATTGAGCAAGAAAAAGCAAGAGAGATAGTTGCGTACGCATCCGGGATGCGGGACGAAGGGAGTTCCTCATGGCGCAAGGGCTGGACAATCTCAAACATATTGTTGTGTTAATGATGGAGAACCGCTCCTTCGATCACATGCTAGGCGCGATGAAACAAACAAATTCCAACATCAATGGGCTGAACCGGGATGAGTGGAACCCAGACGACACCGGCGCCAAGGTGCTGGTGCAGCCGAAAGCGGCGTTCCAAGGACAATTCGGCCACGATCCGGACCACCACTTTGCCGGCGTGGACCTGCAAATTTTTAACGGCAACACGACGCCAGATCGCGTAGCCAACATGCAGGGTTTTATCAAGAGCTACATGACCCAAGGCACGAATACCGACGAGTCGCATGCGATCATGTATTACTTTACGCCGCAACAACTGCCGATACTCACGACGCTGGCCACGGAATACGCGCTCTTTAACGGATGGTTCGCCTCTATACCAGGGCCGACGCTGTGCAATCGCGCATTCGCCCATTACGGGACTTCGTTTGGCAATGTGGACATGAACATTTTCTACATTACCGATCCGATTCTCAGTATTTACGACCGCATGAACAAAGGCGGCCATTCTTCGAAACTTTATTACTACGATATGCAGAGCTCGAGTCTGGAAGTTCCGAACCTGCTGCAAAATCAGCCGGAGCTGTTCGGCGTCTACAGCGATTTTGTGAAAGACGCGGCGGCCGGCAAGCTACCGGAATATTGTTTTATCGAGCCGAACTATTCGGACCATCCGGGGCCGGGAGGAGGACAGATTCTGGCAACTGACCAGCATCCTGACCACAACATGAAAGCCGGAGAACGTTTCATTGCGCAGGTTTATAACGTGATTCGCACGAATGCCGATCTGTGGAAGAGCACGCTGCTGCTGGTGGTCTACGACGAACATGGAGGCATGTACGACCATGTAATTCCACCGAACTGCAAAGGCGTGGACGGGCTGGCGGGAAAGCCGCCGTATTCAGCCAAACCAGTCACCACTGGAACGGGACAGGCCTTCAATTTTGACCGCCTGGGTGTGCGCGTTCCTGCGATTGCGATTTCTCCCTGGATCCCAAGAGGAACGATTGTGCCCGGAACGGAAGATCCGGGCAAGCAACGCATCTTTGAACACGCTTCCATTCCCGCGACGGTGACCAGCCGTTTTCTGGGAGAGTACGACGACCGCACTGAGCGAGAGAAAGAAGCAGAAACATTTCTCGATCTGCTGACTGATACGATGCGTCCTGACGACGATTGTGTGGCCTTCAGGTTGTAAGGACAGAGCTATGAAAATAATCGACGTTCCCGCAGTGGAGAAAGAAGCTTACAATCCTGACCGCACGATTTCAGGATTGATCCAGATGCAGTTGATTCACCTGAGCACAGCGGAGCAGAAGCTGCCTGCGAAACAACGCACCGGCACGAATATTGCGACGCTGCATACGGAAGGGCAAGCCGCCGAATACATTCAGAAGGTCACAGCCATGCTGCTAAAGGCGGGCAAGCCTAAAAAACCGGCAACGAAAAAACGCGCGAACAGCAAATGAGGGCTGATGTGAAAACGATTGTCTGTATCTTGCTGTTGTTTTTTGCCAGCACAGCTTTGGCGCAAACTCCGACGCCGACGCCAAACCCCACTCCATCGCCTTCACCGACTCCGCCCAGCGCGAAGGACTTTGATCCGGCGACCGAGATGGGCCAGTTCAAGAAGAGCTGCAGTTTCAGCAGCCCTTTTAAGAGCCCAATTGGCTGTCTCCAAGTCTTATTCACGGGGCAGCCTGTGCATATTGCCGTGGGGAGCATCGCTCCGCAGAACGGCTTTGCCGCAGGAGCGGCCTTTGTTGGCGGCCACAATACTGTGAGCGGCAACTGGCGGAACACATGGAATGCCGATGCCGTGGTGTCACCCAATTTGTCATGGCGCACCGGCGTCTACCTGAAGTTTGTGGATTCACGGGTGAAACCGGTGGGAATCCAAAAAGGCACGAAGGGGATCAGCACGGACAACCCCACAGGAATCGACGAGCAGCCAGTAATCAATGTTTATGCGCAGACCATTACGCTGAACAAACTGATGTTCTTTGGCCAGGGACCGGACAGCACACTCTCAGGCCGCTCATTCTTTGGCATGCGAGAAAGCATTGTGGGCGCGAGCGTAATTAAACCGTTGAACGATCACAAAGTCAATGCCAGCGTTTATGCCGAGCTGAACGGACGATGGGTTGATATTCGCACGCCCAGCGATAGCTCCCTGCTGCCGACGACGCAGTCTTTTTATACGGAAGCGAGTGCGCCCGGATTGACGACGCAGCCATTCTTCCTGCAACTTGGCGTTGGAGCCAGAATGGCGCCGGACTGGAAACGCCTGCATCTGGATTATGACCTTTCTTTCCGCCCCTACCTGGCCCCAGCAGATGCACGCTTTACCTTTACGCGCCTGACGGCCGATCTACAGCATGAATTCCAGCTTTACGGAAAAGGATTTCCAACGGCCCGCACAACAAACGGCCCCGACGATTGCTCTGGAGACCAACCGCCAAAAGACCCGATTACGGGAGAAGTGCCGAGCCGGGTAAAGACATGCGACACGCAATTTAGCCGCAACAAAGTAGGCACATTGAGTTTGCGTGCTTTCTCATCACTTTCCATGATGCAGGGCAGCAGCGGCGTGCCGTTTTATTTTCAGCCAACGCTGGGTGGAGGCGACATTAACGGCAATTCCTCACTGGGTGCCTACACGGATTATCGGTTCCGCGCGCCAAATGTGCTGCTGATCCGCGAAGCGTTTGAGCACACGCTGGGGAAATGGCCACTAGGTCTTTTGCTCTCAGCCGATCAAGGCAAAGTGGCATTGCTGCGAAGCGACCTGGGATCGAATCCGTGGATCCATACTTATGCGGCGGGTTTCACGGTTCGCGCCGGAGGTTTACCGGTTTTCTCACTGCAATTTGCATGGGGCCACGAAGGAACGCATATTCTGGCCAATGTGAGTAATACGCTTCTGGGTGGATCGAGCCGGCCGTCATTGTTCTGATGTGAAATTGGCATAGCACGGCAGAGTGAGAGTTTTAGTGCGATTGATGGAGCCATCAGGTTGGTAAAACAGTGGAACAGCCGAGGCTTCATTCGATTGAAATAAATAGGCAGTCAGCGCCGCGATGAATTGCGCGTCAGTTTGCATGTTGTCCTCCCTATTCAGACAGTGGAGTCCAGTGATTTTGCGATGGACGAATTGGGTTTGTCTCGCCCCTACGGGGCTTAATCGTTTCTTCTTGCTTACCCAGGCCTTACGGCCTGGGCTAGGCTCGCATGCGCTCGCTGTCGCGCCTAACGGCGCTGGAGCGTATACGCTTGAAGTATTTTCGTATCCATACAAGTTCAAATTAGAGATTGGTTTGTTTTTTCGGGATCGCGATAGTTTTGAAAAGCATGCAATCCGGTGTGTATTTAAATGAACCTTTCTCTAATCACAAATGTTGTATCGTGAGAATGCCTTGATGCGGCATGAGCGCTTCAGCCATTCTCGGGATCCTTCGACTACGCGCCGTTCAGTTCTTGAGAAATATACGTTATGGTGGCTTCGCTCAGGATGACAGGTGGTTGAGAGTCTGTAAGTACAACGATCATTTCTCTGGCAGTTGCAACGCCGCCGAGGCGGCTGCGCTCCACTGAAATTTGCTGGGTCAACGCGTCTTGCAGCTAAGCATCTGATTTCGTTTTTACGATTTTCATTCCTGATATCCAAATAAAAGATCGAGCCGGTTAATTTCCTGGTTGATAAGCAGAGATTGCGATTCATGTGGCACCCCAGATTCCTTTTGTGAATCTTCTGCTGAACGAGAATCTTTTGACAGACCGGCAGCGCTGAGAAGCGATACACGGATCTCTGGATATTGTTTGGCATTACATTGGATCTGGCTGCCTTGAGTGACAGCTTCAACCACAAGGCGGGCAAGCGCATCGCGGGACAGAGATGCTTCTTCAGTAATCCCCGCAGCAGATGGTCGTACGATTCTTTTGCGGCTTTCGCCGGAGGGCTGAACTTCCCCGGCGGCCTGCTGGCGATAGAAATCTACAATGCCTCCGCCGAGCCGGCTGCGCATATAGATGAGGGCCTGCGAGGTTGCGTCCATATCATCGTCATGCGCGGCTTTGGGAAATGCGCAGATATTGTGGAGATAGTCTTCCATCCAGTGGGCACCAAAAATTTGCGGATCAGGCAGTTCGATGCTGCCGGCTTCCCAGAGCGGCGCGGTGGCCTGGGCACGCGCAATTTTGCCTCCTTCAGGATTGACGGCCACGACGCCGGGAATTTCTTTTTGCAACTCACTGATGATGGCGGGGCCGTTGGCCTTATCTTCAATCAGGATGGCGTGTGCGCGAGGAAATTTTGCATGGCACGACTTGATGGCGGCCATGGTGGGGCCGAAGTCGAGACGTTCATAAGTACGATACGGGAGCATGTAATACTTTCCGGCGGAGCGTCCCCAGACCTGGCCGGCGACAAAATCATTGTCACTGCCGCCGGAAAAAGTGCAGTCCCAGGATTGCACCATGAAATCAAAATGCGCGGGCAGCTCACGATAGAAACGCACCCAGGCACGCTTGATGATGCCGCCATCGAGAGGGGCAGGGCTTTGTTGGTACTGTCCGTTAAAGGCCCAGCTACCCATGCCGATGCGCTGTCCATCCAAAAAAGATTGCGGCAGACGCTCTGGCCAGAGCAGGGCCCCGGCTTTCTGCGTTTGCGTTCGGACAGTGGTTTGGCCAATCGTTTGACCAGATTCCGTATTAGATTCTTGATTGGGTTGGGGAAACGTCCACGTTTTATCTTCCGGGGCAATGGCCGGCAGACTGACGTGCTCCCAGCGGCTACTCTCACGGGTGAGAACGTGTCCGGTGAGATCAAGCTCATGGAGGCGCTGCATGATGATGATTTTTACCCCGGTTACAGGGTCATTAATGCGGCTGCGAAAGGTGGTATCAAAACGCACGTTGACGGCTTCCCTTTCCAATTGGCTGATGGCCTGCTCAGGATTGAGGGGGTCGTCAAAGATCAGGATGTCTCCGCCCATGCCGGTGGCCGTGGCCTGCATGCCAGTTGAGAACATGGTGCCACGCCTGGAATTCTCATAATGGCTTTTGACATTCTGATCACGCGAGAGCGAGAAGACATGGCCCCAGTTGCGCTGATACCACTCCGACTCAATGAGGCTGCGGCGATAGACGCTATGCTGCGTGCTGAGTTTCTCTGAATACGAGACAAACATGAAACGCCGCGCCGGATCAGTGGTCCAGACCCAGATGGGAAAAAAAACCGTGATGAGAAGGCTCTTCATGGTCCGCGGCGGGACGTTGAAGATTATGCCTTCAGGCTGAAGCGTGGACGGATCTTTAAAATTCCCCTGTTTGATGAGCGTGAGATAGTGACAGATGAGATCGAGATGCCAGTTCCAGACAAGAGTGCTGACAGGCTCAAGGAAGCTCCACGCTTCACGGACAAATTGCTGCAGAGATATGCTCTGCTCTGATTTAGCCGCTTCAGGTTGAGCTGCTATACCTGGCTCAGCGGCGGCAGCTGTTTGTGAATCTGTAGCGGACTGCGCTTGTGGCGATGGGACGATGATGGCAGGCGCAGGAGCAACGCCTGCGAGAGCTGCGTGATCTTTTTTTTCGCGCGATGACTTTTTCATAATGTTAGACCGCACTGCGTTCAAGACGGCGCAAGCTTGCCGGCTTCCGCGAGGAGAATGGCCCTGGTTTCAGGATGCAAAGCCTGGAGACGCAACGGACCGGACTGTATGCTCCAGCCGAGTTCCACGGCGATTTGAGCACGGCGCGAACCAACGGCGTATTGCCAGATGAGGTGTTGATCGATACGGCAGCTCTGGCCGCGCAGTGCCGTAATCTCATCAAAATTCAAACGCAAGGCAGAGTTGCGATGAACAAAGGTGGCAAGCCCATCATTGACCAACCGCAAAGCAGCGGTGAACTTTAAAAAAAATGCAGGACGGGCGATGCGAGCGCGCTCACACTCATACGGCTGACCGGCGCGGCAGCTTCTGCATTGCTTTTGCCGACAGGTGGCATGAAGCGCGCAGACAGGACATGGCTCACCCAGAATGCAGGGCGAGACGAACGAGGGCTGGTGCATGCGATAAACGGCGATCAGATCTTGAGACACACGTATCCTCACACATGAAATGGGTGCAGGCCGATTGCCGCTAAAGCCAGCGCCGCTCCTGGCTGGAACGAAGTTCCAAGTGCAGTGCGCTTGCGCCAAGATGGGCGGAGGCCACTGCCAGAGCGAACGGGTTAGGAGCCATCGAGTGTTTCTGGGGCTTCTGCTTCGCGGGCTTCTGGGGTGCGGGCTTCTGCGTTGCGGGCGGTTGGGTTGTGGGTGTCTATGTCGCCAGCATCTGCATCATGGGTGATCCAGCGGGTTTGCTCACGCGGATGGAGCTCATGAAATGGCAGCTGGGACGAGGTGAGTCCACGGCCGAGGAGCAGGAAGTTGCAGGCTGTGTTGCACACGGGACAAGCAACGTTTTCGACCGAAGGAGCCGAGGCGAGCGCCTGCCGAAGCTCTCCGCAATGCTGGCATCGCAGCGCGATGTACACGCAGGGGACAAGCTGATTTTGTGCGCGAGCGGGCGTGTGATCGGGGGATGAGAGAACTGATTGATGGATGGGCATATTTGTTTCTGCCTTTCTGATTGAGCGTGGTAACACTTGCCGGTGTTTGGCCTAGCGGGCCAGATATCTTTCAAAAAGTTTTTGAGCGCAGGCCTGGCCGCAGGCGGGTTCGTCCGCGAGGCGCAAGGGGGTTGCGGAAAGAAATGGGCGGCAGATGAACCGCTGCTGCTCAATGGAGGTGACAAACCAATGATTGGCTTCACGACGGACATTGGTGCATCCGGGAGCGGCGCATTTCACTGTGGTAACCAAATGAGGATTGCCAGGCTTGTTCATGCGCAGGCTCCTGAAGAAACGGCGGCATGCCGTGGGAAAATCAGGAATGACCTGAGCGCGGTGAGAAAGACAGTCCATGAGAACCGTCGGGCGGGAGCGGGACGATGATGAAGTTGAGGGCGGTGGATGAATTCGGGGCGAAAATCGCGCTGACGGAGAAGTGTGGAATGGTAAGTGAAGCGAGCGCAGCCGTGGTCGTAGAGTGGGGTGCTGTGGATTTGGCGCGCATGAGCGAGTTCGGCGGCGGTGTCTGA